TCGCCCTAACTGCTTCGCCTAGAAAGCTATCAATCGCACCTGGGCCTGAAAGTTGCACAGTCCAGTGGTCCACCCGGCGAAACCCCACAGAGTGAGGGTCCACGGCTGAGTACGTTGGATGTACCCTTGGGTGACTTGATTTGCGAGGTTGATAGATGGAGTGCTCACAGCATCGATATTGGGAACTGTGAGGGGGGGAGTGCCGTTCGTTTGGACCTGGCTTTGACACTGAATGATAGTATTGTTCGCATTCACGTAGTAAAAGACAGCATCGAAGGCATAGTTCCCCGGAGGAATCAAGATGTTCCCCGTATTCCACCCAGTCGTAGCCCAAGGATCTAGCTGGGGAGGATTGTACCAATAAGAGGTCAGCTGAGTCCAAGTGTTGGAACCAGTCAGAGCTTGACCTAAATTGGTAAGGTTGAACAGGACGCTGTTGTTTAGCGAAGCTGGAATCCCAACTTGCACAGCTGGGATAAACAAATCAACAACGTAGGATACACGAAGCTCACCTAGAGTCATGCCCGCTCCCTGTCCACTCGTGGCGAAGAACACATTACCCGCGTCGTAAGTCTTGACGTCGGTACCGCCCGGAACCACTCCCGTGCGGATGAACTTCGCATCGCTATTCTGATGGAGCTGTTTAGGATCTAGCTCCAGGGTCAGAGTTTCATACGGCATACCATCCGCATGAGGCCACATGTCTTCAATAGCCTGCTTGTTATTTGGCGCAGGATCGGCTGCGTCGTAGTCACACGCAAACATGACCTTGCCGGTGTTTGCGTTGGCTACATACTGACTCACTTCAGGCTTGTAAAAGAAGACCAACGACCGGAACACATACTTCTCGTACTGTGCGGCCACTTTTGACAACCAAGGGAAGGTCGTTGAGGATCCCGGATTGATTGGAAGGGTCCAGTTCACATTGAAATTGGCCCCTAGAGTGGCTAGCTCCCCGATGTACTCCACCTCAGTGATGGTGGTCATCGCATCATGGAAGCCTTGTTTGGAGCGCTGGGGCACTCCTCGCGGCATTACATCAATCTTCTCTTTGATGATGCGCAGTTCCCTACGTGGCTTAGCTTTGTTCGTCTTGGGCTTGGGTGTGGTTTGTTTCTGTTTTTGTTTTCGAGTTCCGCTCCCGGTTGAGTTCAGGCTCCCCTTCATGGTATGGTGGTCAACAAAAAAGGCCTATTTGCACTGTTTGGCGTTCAGCTGCTTTCCGCAGATAAGTCCATATGGACTGAGGGTTCGCTTCCGTCCGTTTCCAGACTTACAGCATGGATAGGAAGTTATACTCTTCGAGGGATTCCACTCCTCTAGGAGGGCCAACTTATTTACAATCCCCATATCAACTCTTCCACCAAGAGGACAGCGCTTCGACCGGATGGGAAGAAGATGTCACAACTCAGTATCGGAGGACCTGGGAAAAGGGAGGATTCCGACCTCCAACCCCACCTGTGTACTAACAGTGGGGACGCATGGTCTCGGAATGACCGGGGAGTTTAACGACGTGCCATAGTCGAGGAGGCCTCACCTCTAGTAGTCAGCCTCCCACAACTTCTGCAAGATTGAGTGGGAGTAGACCAGAGGCAATTCGCGATCAACCAACGATTCGAGGAAGGAGCAGAAGTCCTCGGCTTCCTCAAGGCTGATCTTGTAACGGGACAGCAAGAAAGAGTTCCACTCTTCGTCTTCTATCCAGGAACGGCTCTGAAGCACTTGCCATTCCTTGAGGCGGTGGCGGACAGGAGTCACTGAGTAACAGAGGGCGCGGATTGCGTCATCGATCCGGACGTACATCCAGTTCGAACGCATATCGCCGTAGCCTAACCACTGACCCAACAGGATGCTCTTGCACTTAAGGTCAACGGGCATGACCTTCTTAACTATCTGTCGTGGATCTGTCAGCACCTTCCCAAACTTCAAGAGGAAAGATGGCAGGCGAATCCAGGCGAAGGGATAGTCCTGTGGGCTGTTTGGACAAGTGGGAAGAAATACCCCTTTCAGAAACGTAGATTCACCTATAGGCAGGTGTTTGATCTTTGCTACCAACCCAAAAGTTGCGTAGTGACGTTCCATCGGGAGCACAGGATCCTCTTTTTCCAAGTCGTGGAGTTCAGACCAGGCGGCTATAGTACATGCAGCATTGACAATGGAGTTATCCATACAAGTGGCTGCCTCGCCGGTGTTTCTCATGTCTGCAGGGTGTCCGTTGACATCAGTAATGGGTGGCATGGATTTGGTAACCCCTCGCGGTTTCTTGAACACTACTTTCCGACTGTACATAATGTCTCGGTATCGTAGTAATTCGTTGCAACCAGCTCGAGCGATCACGCAGTTTGCTAGCTCCCTAAGGAGGTAGTGTTGGGTGCGGTCATATCGGGAGAAATCGTTCTCCAGAGCCCACATCACTCCGCCAAAAATCGCCCAGGTATCATCTCCCATGATGATAAGACTGAGACCGGCGAAGGAGAGGGAATCCCGAACAAACTGGTTGAGCATGTCTGATGTCGCCCCACAAGCAAAGAAGACTCGATACATCTTCCCGCAGAAAAAGTGGGGATTTGAACCTTGGTAGTCCCAGTAACGGGACAGTGCTAGACTCAGTTCTGCAGTCTGTTTGCCCTGTTCCAAAAACTCGCGTCGCGCGAGGTTTATGAGTACTCGAGGATATCCTTTGCAGATAGACTCGTCGAGTTTGAGCATTCCTGACAACCGAGGTACATCAACTCCTTCCAGGACGTCTTTCCTGGCCAGATCCAAGTTGATCTTCTGACGGGGTTCAAGGCTCTCCTCCCAGTCAGGAATCTCCACAGGTTCCAGCACAATCTGCCTCACGAAATCCAAGGCTTTACGGTATAGCTGGTGGTTCTCATCGCACGTGGAGTTGGGCCATTTTGAGATGCGCATGTGGATCGCTGCGCAGGCGTTCTCATAGGTGTTGGCAAACACCACCATTGGAGAGACCGCCATGAATAGAGCATGGTAATGACTGCTTTTCCCTGGTTCAAGAGCTGCATTGGGAGCGGCAGTGGTCGCGAAAGTCACCAACTCCCCCGGAGGCAATGTTGGCAATTGTTTAGTCGGAATCTCTGTAGACTCCAACTCTTCCGCTACGGCTGGTACCTCAACCCATTTCCCTGTCTCCAAGAATACTCCGTAACACTCCAGGAGTGTGGACGGTCTCTTCTTGGCGTTGTAGGCAAAATGTTGTCTGACTCTCTTAGACCAGCCATAGCACATGCTGGCCTTATGCCACTTCCAAGTCTTCCAGTTTCCGTACTTAATACGTTCCAAACTGGCGACAAGACGCCATCCCAGCCAAGGGATGGACTTAATCGTCTCCTCCAAGTAAATAGAGAATGACGGAAATGTTGAAATCAGTTCAGCTTTCTGGCGTGGAGCCCAAAAGCTTGGTACCTCTTCCCCCCCTCCATGTTTCCCAGGTGAGCCACCAAACAAGAGAGGTCCCATGCGCAGATGCAATTGGGTGTTCCAGGTCTGAAACTGTGATTTCGCACAGTACCCGGCAACAAGGAAGGCCGCCACTATCATCGTCCCCTTCTTCAGAAGCGCCCAAAATTCTGAGCCTGACAGAAGAGTCCATTCATTGAGACGTTTATGGGCATCACGACGCTTCTGAGTCGAGAGAGAATTGCCCATAGCGAGGTTCCTATAGTTCGTGGCTTTCAGGACCTCTGAGTGGTAGAAGAAGTTCTGGATCTGCAGGCACACTTCTTCGTAAAGCGCATAGTCGTCTTCGATGAGCCGGTCTAGCACCCGGCGGATCACCGCATTCTCTGCAGCATTAGTTGTGTACCCCACAAGCTGCACTGTCCCCACTCTAGGGACCATTTTGGTGAGAATGGGGATGAAACTTCGGTAGATCCATCCTCTGCGCTGCACCCTCCAATCGAGAAAGAACAGACGAAGTCGAGTGTGGTAGATGAATTCCACGCGCTCGAGGGGGTCTGGTCCTTCCTCTTCATCCTCTTCCGGTCTAGGAGGCACCGGAGGCAGAGGAGGGGGAGGGAGGGG